GTTATGTGGAAGAAACCCTGCAAAACTATGGGGAAATGATTATTCGTGACTTGTTTAATGTAAATTCTGAGATGGAAGCCGCGGCTGCCCACTCAGAAGATATTGATATGCCCTACTAATTCCTAAATTACTTGCAAATCAAAGGAAATCATGGTTACTACTAATGGATTAATTCCAACTCAACAAGATAGAAGTAACTCTAGACAGATTACTACTAGGTCAGTTGGAACTGTACAATCCCCAATTATTGGTGGTTTGAATATTTCACAGAGATTAAATCTACTCCAATATGCGAAGCGCTTTGCAGAAACTTCATCTGCAGCTCTTGGAGATTGGAGAGCTCTTCTAGAATATCGGGATCGTGCATATCAAATGCAATTGGATCAGACTGCACAAAGATTTAAAGAGCTTAGAAAATATCTTGATGGCTCAGCACGGCGAAAAATCGTAGATATTACAGTGCCGATCGTAATGCCACAAATTGAATCAGCTGTTGCATATCAAGCTGGTGTTTATCTAACGTCGTTTCCAATCTTTGGTGCCTTTTCATCCCCAGATAAAGAAAGTATTGCGCTTCAATTTGAAACTGTATTTAGCCAGCACTCTATTCAGTATGGATGGGCACGAGAACTTATTAAAGTTTTTCGGAATGGTTTTAAATATAATTGGGGGCCAGCTTTTGTAAATTGGAAGAAGACTAATATCTCAAAGATTACTACTTCAACTGCAATTTCCTCTGCAGGAACAGCAGCATTGAAAAGTGAAACAGTTGGTGGAAACTGTATCGAATCTTGGGATCCATATAATACATTCATGGATCTTTCAATTGATCCAGCAAAGCATCACTTAGAAGGGGAAGCGGTAGGAAATAATAAGATCATGAATCGTATGACATTTAAGCGGTTTGTGAACTCTCTTGATCCTACGAAGACAACTTCTCTTAAAGAGGCGTTTGAATCTGGTTGGATGGGATTGAATGGGAATGGAAACTCAGCTACAGACTATTATGTTCCATTGATTAATCCATATCTTCAACAAGGTCGAATCTCTTCCTACGGAATGAATTGGTTGCAGTGGGCAGGATTAACTGCAAGTGCGGCACGTTCTGATGGAAGGCAACAAATTGATTATAAGGCTTATTATCTCGTCACTACATTTGTATGTCGTGCGCTTCCAAGTGATTTTGGCAGACAAGGAAATGAGCCTACAATTTATTTAGCCTATATTGTGAATTGGCAATGGGTGATTTATGTTGAAGAAATTACTTCTCCGTTTGACTATCTTCCTGTCTTTATCATGCAGCCGAATGAGGACGGTCTTGGGTATCAAACTCAGTCAATGTTGGATAATGCTCTACCGTTTCAAGATATGTCGTCAGCCTTATGGAATATTAGTCTGGAGTCAAAACGAAGGCTTGTCTTTGATAGACTTATCTATAACGAACGTTTCATTAACAAAGCAGACATTGATCCGGCATCAGCAGTTGCCAGGATTCCGCTTCGTAACGCTTCTCAGTTTAAAGGTGAAGATATTGGAAAGGCTGTGTATCAGATTCCATACCGGGAAGACAATTCGGCTAGTAACCTTCAGATGAGTGAAATGATTAGTCAGATGGCAGATGTTGCTTCTGGGCAGAATAAAGTTGATCGTGGTAGTTTCCAAAAGGGGAATAAAACTAAAACAGAATTTGAAACTACGATGCAAAATAGTTCTGCTAGACAACAACTCTCTTCTATGACAATTGAGCACCAATTCATGACTCCAGTTAAGGAGACATTGAAAGCTAATATGTTGATGTATCAACAACCTAGTACGATGCTTAACCGTGGAACAAAAGAAGAAGTTGCAATTGATCCAGTTGCATTGAGAAATGCAATGTTGGAATTCACGATCACGGATGGCCTTCTCCCGACAGATAAAATTCTCAGTTCTGAATTGATGACTGTATTCATGCAAACTGCACAAGCAATGCCAGTGCTCATGACAGAATATGATGTTCTTGGAATGTTTAGTTACTGGATTAAGTTAAAGGGTGGAAATTGGCTTGATGATTTTAAGCGTAGTCCAGAACAACAACAACAATTCCTTCAACAATACCAACAAACTTCCATGGCAGGGAATGCTACTCCCCCGGAACCGGGAAATGAACCAGGACCAGGAGTGCAATAATGTCACAACCTGATCTTGGTAATAGATTCATTAAATTTCAACTTGACGGAGGTGAAGCCGAAGCAGCACGATGTATTACACCTTACAATATGATGTTCATACAGAATAAAATTGCAGATTATGCAAGTTCTTGTGTTGAATATCAATACGATCCCAATAGCACCAATCAATTTGCAGCAATCTTGGAACATGAGAAGAATAAAGCTAGAGTCCAAATTCTAGAAGAGCTTCTTACTGAATTTCAAGTCCCAACTGAAACTAAATCGGAGAATTAATCATGGCCTTCCTTCCTGGAATTTTTGGTGGTGGAAATAAGCAGCCACAGCAACAACAAACTCCGGCCCAAAACCCCCAATCTCAAAATAATCTGCAACAACCAAATCAACAACCTAATCAGCAGCAAACTCCTGTAAATTCCAACGGGTCCGGCGGTGGTGTTCAAGACCAGCAAAATCGTGCAGCCAATAGTCAGATGGATACTAACAATCCACTTGATCCATTCATGGCATTGATGACGCCGAGTAAAGAAGTTCTTGATGCACGTCATAGTCGTGAGCAGACTCGATCTAAAGGATTATTTGGGGATAACTTCACGCCAGAAAACATTCAAAAGACTGTTGGCGGTGTAAACTTCACCCAGAATCTTGATCCAGCAAAGGTTACTGCAGCGCTTGGTGGAGACTCTAACGCTTTCATGGAAGTAATTAATGCAGCTGTGCAATCTGGGGTTTCTGCATCAGTGCAAATGTCACATGGAATGGTAGAAAAAGGTGTGCAAACTGGGCAAGAGCGCTTCTCTGGAGATTTGGATTCGCGTTTCCGTGATTTCACTCTTCGCGGACAGAATGTTGATAATCCCGCATTAAAGCACCCAGTTGGAAAAGCATTGCTTTCCACAGTTGCCAAACAAATTGCAGATGCCAATCCTAGAATGTCAGCTGATGAAGTTCACAAACAAGCAACGTCTATGTTCAGTGAATTTACAAAGTTGATGAATCAGCCTACTGAAGAAGCAAATCAACAAGCTTCCCAGAAGGGTCAAATGGATTGGATGAATTTCGTTGATGAGCCTAATCAATAATCTTTTCTTTTCACTTAACTAACTAAGGAGCCAAAATGGCTGTCGGTCTTATCTCTACTGCAAATCTGCCTACGGATTTGGCACGTAAATCATTCTCTGCAATGATTACGCGGCTGATGCCTAATGGCTCCGCCCCCTTGTTTGCACTCACTGCACTTCTGAAAGATGAAACTGCATTGAACATCGAACACGGGTACTTTACAAAGACTATGATTTTCCCTGTTGGGGTTCTGAACGGTGCAATTGCTGACGGTGTTACTACTCTTTTTACTGTTGTTTCGACTGCTGATCTTGTAATTGGTGACTTACTTCGTGCAGATACTACCGGTGAAGTTGTTTTGGTAACTTCGGTTCCTAGCACTACTCAACTGGTTGTTCAGCGTGGGGTTGGTACTGTTGCAGCTGCAGCGATTGCAGATACGGTTTCTCTTTATTCAATTGGTAACGCTTTTGAAGAAGGTTCCATCCGTCCGCAATCTGTTGCAATTATTGCAGTTCGCTATGTGAACTACACTCAAATCTTTCGTAATTCTTGGGCAGTTAGCAAGACCCTTGCTGCAATGCCAATGATTGCTGGTGATGGGATGGTAGCTGAGTCGCGTAGTGATTGTGCTTCTTTGCATGCGTTGGCAATTGAGAAGTCTCTGTTCTTTGGTCAGAAATACATTGGTACGCGTAACGGTCAACCTTTCCACACTCAGGAAGGCATTGTTGCTCGTATCACTGCAACTGCGCCGACTCAAATTGTAACTCTCGGTGCAACTACTAATTGGACTCAATTTGAAGCTGCTCTCGATCCGACTCTGCAAACTGTGACTGACCCGAAGTCTGGAAACATTCGCACAATGTTTGTTGGTGGTGTTGCTCAACGTGTGATTACTAATATTGCACGTTTGAATTCCACGTATATGATTGAAACCACGACCACAAGTTGGGGTCTTCAGATTAATACTGTGCGCACTCCACGAGGTGTGTTTGAAATGATTGCACATCCGCTGTTCAATGCTTATGGAAACACAAGCACTTGGGCGAAGATGGCAGTTGTTGTTGATTTGAACGCTTTCTCTATTGCTTATCTGCGCCGCACTAGCAACGTGGAATACAATGAAGATGGTGCACGTGTTGACAACGGTATTGATGCGCAAGGTGGAACTCTTACTACGGAACTCACGAATCTAATTAAGAATCCATTTGCATTCAGTGTGATTTATGGCTTCACTGCTGCGGCAGCTGGTTAATAGTTAAGAAAGGGAAGGGATCATGTCAATCGTACGTGTCCCTTCTAATGTTGGTTCGATTACTCTTGCCACTAGTGGAGTTTTGGCTCCTACTAGTGGCTTGATTACTTGTACAGCATTGGAAGCAACTGATCTTGTTCAATCTTTCACTAAAGGAGCAGGCGGCAAAGGTGTAGTAATTGCAAATATTTCATCTGGTGCAGAGGATTTAGCTATGCCAGCTAGTGTTACTAGCATCACAATTAATGGTAACGTCTATGCAGTTGCAAGTGGAAAGATTTCTGCTGTACCTGCTGCCGATGCAATCATTTTTACACGAATCTTGACTTACCGGACTAGCTACTTTTTACTGGTTCAAGGTTAAGATTGTAACTCCAAAGGAAATCCAAAATGCTTAATTCCCAAAACTATGTGCAGGATAAGGAAATCATTCGATCTGGGGAAGTTGTAGCCTCCACGATGCCAAATAAACCAGGAGCTAAAACCTACTACCATCAAGTAGCTGGTGCATGCACTTATATGTCCGATGGTGCACAACTTGTCTTCAGTGGTGGTCAATATTCCAGCGACAATAAAGATATCATCAAATATTTGGATAGCATCGTGGATCGAGTAGGGACTTTAGTTTATTCGCGCAAGCCTGGCAGCCCTATTTCAAAAGAGGCAGTTGATCTTGCAATGGAGGTTGCAGAACCGGCAGGAAATGCTGCATCGAATGTGGGTACTGTTCATGCAACTCCACAAGCTACTTCTGCTCTTGTAAATCAAGCAGTTGCAAATAAACCGACTGCAATGCAGGCAGTTGATCCCAAATTGGTTGATACAAAATAAATAAGTTACATAGAGAGTTGCCATGACCACCTTCGCAGAAATGCAAGCTCAAGTAATTGCAAATACAAAGCGGCCTGAGCTTATTACTCTTACGGATTCTGCAATTCGCATGGCAACTCTTCGTGCTCATCAGGTTGATTTCTTTTCTAGAGATCAAACTAATGTGCCGCTGACTTATACGGTTGTACCAAGTAATGAGCTTTGGGTGGATATTGTTAACATCTATACAGACGTGCCACAAATTCGTATTCCAGATTTCCTCCAGTCTATTGATGCTACAACTTTACTCCCTACAGAATTATTGGAATATGTTGTAGATTTTAAAAATTTCTGGGATAATTATAATTGCATTAAGAGTAGCGTTTTTACTATTCTTGGAACTACTCTTCGAGTCAGAACACTTTCTAA